ACCATCTATCTGCATTAATTCAAGTTGTTTATCGCATTTATTTTTGAATATTGCAATGGTTGCTTCTGATAACATTCCTGTTGTTTCATCTACATATAATGGTGATAATAAATCAGGCAATAATACGGTTCTAATATTACGAATGGCTTTGTCCATTGTTCGATTTGATTCAATACGACAAAAATCATTCGTATTTGCAATACATGTCCATGAATCATTGTAATATGTTCCAGATATTCCTGTATGATTACGAATAAAAACATAGTGCATATTGTTAATAGTATTCAACAACGAAGTAGTCTGTTTTGAATATAAATCACCTGTAACAAATGCAGGTACATCTAACGTATTACCTGATGCTAAGTTATATTTTTGTACCCACCCCTCATTTTCATGTACTGATGAATAAGATATTAACCCTAATTGATTCCCTAATGTAGATATTGTATAACCACATATAATGTTTAAACAATAATCAATCATAACCCATTTCGTTGTGTCAAAAGGGGAATTACCTGTCGTTGGTGCTTTAGCTATGTAACTTTTGTTACTATGAATAACCTTATCACCAATTAAATATGATTTAGTATTAACATAAGCAAGTTGATGCCAGTTACCGTCTGAACCAATATTTACTGATACACGCCCAGCTGTTAGCAAAGATAAATCTGATAATGTGACTAATGTTTTTCCAGTGCAATCAATATGCATTAACACACTCATTGGTTTATGGGCTGTCTCAAGCGTTGTTAATATTTCTTGTGTTAATGTTATTGCACCTGATGTTATAACTTCAGACTGTAAGAATATACCCATCTGACGTATTTCTCCATTTGCATAATTTTGTAATAAAGATATTCCCGTTCCATCATAAGCACCGCTTGGTGTTGTATAAATTCCAACGAATAATTTCCCTTCAGGTTGCATACGGAAATATTCAGAAATATGATAGTGCATCACAGCATTGACATCACCAACTCCCCCCGTGAACTGGGTTACTGTGCCTGCTGCTGTTCCTGTAACCTCTAATGCTAAATGATTCCCTGCATTAATAGCAACGCCCAATCCGTCAGGTGCGGTTAATAATACATTTGCATTTGTACCGCCTGCTACATACCCATGAACGCTTGTTAAAGCATTAATAGCAGCACGTATCGCCGTTGCCACATCATCTACTAATGTATCTCCTGCAACTTTTGTGTAAGTTCCAAGTATTGCATCATCTATTTTAATAGAAAATGTGTCGCCATTTGCTCCTATTGCTGTAATTAATATGTTTCCACCTGTTGGTTTTGTTTCGCCTGCAAAATCATCGGTTATCCCCAAATTTTCTGCATCTGTTACAGAATACAAAACTTTTATTCTGTCTAATGTTGTAAATCCAGATGGAAGTTTTGCATCGGCTGTATAAAATAATAAACTTGAAATATGGTCGTAATTTGGTAATGGACGTCCAATTCCTGATTGATTTCTGTTAAATGTTACGTCTGCTAAACCCATTTGAAATTATTTATAATGTTATTACATTTTACTTTTTAATTCAGATATTTTTGTTAACAATTCCGAATCTTCGGGTTTTAAAACTAATGCTTCTTCGTATTTCAAAAGTGCATTGTTTAAAGCATTTTTTTTATTATTAAAAAGAATATTGTCCCCTTTTATTACAAGAGCATCAAAAGCATTTTGTAATTTGTCGGCTTCAATTTTTTCTACATTGCTTGTTTTGCCAATTGCTTCATCGCGTGTTATAACAAATACTCGTTCTTTGTTCCCACCTACATAATTATAAGCATGAAATTTAGCATTTTCCCAAAAGAACTGACCGTCATCAGTTACATAAATTTCATTTTGCGATGTATCAGTTTCAAAATAAGGTTTTGCAAGTTTTAAAAAATCTGCTTTTTTCATAATAGTATTGTATTATAATAATTTATAATTATTAAGCCTGTTGTAATGTTATGATACCAGCTTTATCAATACGTGCTTTTGCTGAAGCATGTAAAACTTCTGCTGATAACACACTACCATAATAATCAGGTTTGTCTGCTTCAAAATATGTCTTAATTGAACCAAGTGCATTACATACACAATCTTTTTGCCAGCCTACTGCACCATATAAATCAGTAGCAGCAGCTGCTGCTCCGTATGCTTTAGGAGTAGTTCCACCTGTTGCATAAACAACGGTAACACTACGTACAATTATATTAAAACCGTAAACTTTTGAAACAACACCCATCATTATATCCTGTTCTGTTAAACCTTTATTAAAGTCAAGTGATAGTAATTGTGCTTTGTTACTTTCAACAAAAGACCAGTACATTTTAGAAGGTATAGCCAAATAACGACCTTCAAATGGTACTTCTTGTGCATCTAAATGGGCTGCTGCTTTAGAAATATCTAACAACGTTAATAAAGTTCTGTTTCCGGTTCCCGAAGGCGGTGCAATGTCTGCTGTCGCTGCTCCTGAACATACTATAATATTTGCTGCTGAATCTGCTGCCCAACTAATTAATGTTTCTTCGGCTATCCTGCTGTTCATCGCATTGATTTGTTGATTTAAAATTGAATTACGTTTGTCGTAATTTGCTTGTAATTGTTCTAAATCTGTTACTAAAATTGGGTCAGTTGTATAACTTGCCAAATTATATGTTAAATCAGTATCTGTTCTTTGTGATATTGTCGCAGGTAATACCGCCCTGTTTTTTGCTACTGCTGGTATTGCGCCACCTTGTGGCACGTGTACTGTCTTATTTGTTACGAACCCGTCATGATTTATAGAATTTCTTACAAATGCAAAGATTTTGGAAAACAAAATTTCCTTTACATCTTTAGACCATACCTCGGTTTGAAATGCCATACTTATAACATCTACAGGAGATGACACAGTGAGACTTGTTATTAACAATATGCTAATAGGATAAATGGAATTAATGTCCATTACACTTGCGAATAATCCGCCAACAATGCTGGCAAATAATACTGACTGAATTAACTTTACGATTTTCATGATACGATTTTTTTTATTGTTATTAAATTATTAATCATTTTGTTTTTGATAAATTAATTATAATCTACCTTATATTCTAATTTATACATTTCTTTGTATAATGTTAAATTGTCGTTTTTAATTTTTGCCAATCCCTCTGCATCCCTTTTTTCCCAATCTCTGAAAGACCAAGTTTTGCGTTCTGTCGGAATAAGTGCATTTTGTGAATTGTTTATTTGATTGATAATATCTGCATTTTGTAATACAATAGAATCAACCATTATTTTTGCTTTTGCAAAATCCTCACCAAATGTTTCATTCCATTTCGCTTTTTCTGCTTCTCGAATTTTACCCGCTCTTACTGCTTCGTCAATTATTGCTTTTACCTTTTCAAGATTTGCAGTTTTTTCAGATGTTTTGTACCCATCAATAACAATTTGCAAAGCATTTTTTTCTGATGTTAATTTAGTAATAGTATCTTTTGAAATTTTAAGTTCATTAGAAACATTTAACAAATTAGTCTCAATCAATTTTATTGCTTCAATAATTTGTTGTTCATTAGCGGCTTCTGCCAATTTTAAGTGATTTAAAAGATTTTTCATATTTAAAGTATTTAATTCAATGCTATTTGTTATAAATTTATATCCTTCTTTTTCACATAAATTCATTATTTGCAACTTTGATAAGTTTTCCTTTTTTATTTTGTTATTTGTTTTAATAACTTTGTCTGCGAAACCATTTGAAACCCAAGCATCACTTGAGAACCATGTTTCTTTTGTCATTAAATCGTTTATTTCATCTCTTGACTTGCCTGTCATATTTACAAATATCGTCGCAATACTTTCTTTTATTGCTAATAAGGATGTTTTTGTCTTTTCTTCTTTTGTCATTTCGATTGTTTCGCCATCTAGAGAAGGGTCGTGAATCATAGCCACTCCGTAATCAACAATTTTTCTATTTCCATTTGTGCCTGTAGCGGCAACCCATCCAGCAGCACTTCCTGCAATACCTGTAATAATAGTCTCGATGATTGCCTTGCTGTTAACATTAGCATCAACTATATCATAAGCATCAATTACACTTCCACCTCCCGAATTTATTCTTTGTGTTATTTTCGTTGCACCTTGTTTATTAAGGTATCTAATTTCATTTGCGACTTGTTTTCCATCAACAGACCAGCCAAACTCACCTGAAATGATAATTTCAAATTCATTTTCTTTTATCTCGTTGAAGAATTTTAATTTCATGTACAATTATATTTAATTCGGGGACAAATATAATATGAATTATTATTGTTATAACATTTCATTGTTTTTTTATTTGCATAATGCAAGTTATTATTCAATTTGTTATAATTTTATGCGCAAATCTCTATAGATTGTATCTACACTAATAAATAATTCATTTGCCAATCTATAAATTATATGTATCCGATGTATTTTTTTAACATCTTTTAAACGTTGTTGCAAATATAATGCACGCTTGCGTTTTAATTCTTTAATATTTATTTTTTCCATTATGTTATTGTACCAGATAAATCTAATGTTAATATTGCAGATTCTATTGTGTTTTTTGAAATAGTCTCTTGTACCTGTAATTGAAAATCTACCTGATGTACTGTTACATTATCGTGGTCATCATCTGTCCGTTCCTCTATCTTTATTAATGCTGTTGTATATTGTCCTATTACTACGGCATGAAATTTTTCAAGTATCATATCAATTATCGGGTCGTTTTCCTCGAATGATTTTGTTTCATCTACATATTTTTTAAATCCAATATGTAATGTTATAATAGCTGTCCCGATAAGTCCATTTTTCTGTTTATTTGTGCTATCAGTTAATTTAGCATTATCCCAAATAATTGATTTCAATTGTAACAAAACAGCAGGAAATTCAAATAAAATATCTTTTGCCTCTTTATCATATTGATTGTTAAATATTGCATAATGTTTTATTGTACCATCAGTTTTTAAGTCTGCTAATAACAATTTACACCCATTCCATATATCAAGTTTTACGCTCATTGCATTATGTGTTTCATTTCTGTTTTTATAATTATATTTATTTTATTTTTTAATTTATGTGAAGCACCAATAAATTCACGCTTTGGCATTTTAAAAGGATATTTGCCAAATGCCTTCCCCATTAATCCGTAATTATGAATTGCAGCATATTTTAATCCCTGTGTGCCAATTGTTATATTTGCCCAACTTTTACTTAATATTTTAATAGATTTTTTTAACCGACCACCGCTTTTTCCTACTAATATAGCTCCCTTTGAGGAGGTGCTTATATTTCCTGAACGTGTACGTCTTAACCGTTTTCTTGGCAACCAACCATTAGTACTTGCATCCGTTTGATACCCCCCTTTCGTAAATCCTTCTTTAAAATGATTAACAGCAGCAACACCAATTATTAAAGGTAAATTTATTTTTGCTTTCCTCAACTTTTTCATATTGTTAGCAAACTTAAAATTCCCAAATATTTTTTTAATGCCCGTTTTCATGGTTTTGGTATTGGTAAATCAAAATTTCTTTGTTTTGCCGTTCGATATTTTTCTGGCACAATATAATAAGGATGTGCATTTGCCCCATTTTCTATGAATAACACTTTGCTTACACCCGGATTATTACGAAACATTGGCGGAATACCCCGGATTAATTCTTCACGCTTATCGTTATGTAATGGCGTGATTTCTTCCATAGAACGTATTTGAATTAATTCACATCTACAGTTGAATCCATTCGGGGCATTACATGAATTCCAAAATGTATCATTTACAGGTAATGTAATTCCATTTAACGCTGCATGTTCTGGTCGTGTGTTATCGTCCATTATTGCTTTATATTGTAACAATGGGAATGTTTCTTTTTCTGCTTCAAAATCTTGCCATTTAGCTGCTGAATCTGCTTGTGATATTGCAGTACTCCGTTCCGTTTCTAAATAATTAACATTATACACATCATAAACTGTTCTCGCTTCTTTTACAAACTTATCAAACCCTTTTAAATAACCCTTCTCGTCAAATAATAATGCCTGAATATCTTTTACGTTGTGAAATGTTTTAACACCCGAAAAACGATAAGCATTATTTCTTAATTCGTTTATCGTTTTCCAAGCTGGACTCTCAAATTCAGCTTGTTTTAGCGTCATGCCGAACCCCTGATATATCGCTTGCTGTAATATCTTGCCGTTTTCTAAATATAAACCTACAGGCAAGTTTTCTAATGTTATTTTGCCTCTATGTATATCGCTTAATAGTGTGTTTATTTCTTTTTCTGTTAGCATTTTATTATAACATGTATTCGATTATTATCCATCCTCTATTCATAGTTCCATCATCATAATCCAAACTATAAAATAAACCACTTGAATATCTTTGAATAGATATTTGTGTAGCGGTTACACTGCCAATTGCACCATTCATTAATCCATCCGTTGTGGAGTGCATACTTTCGAGATTTATTAAATTAGTCGTTGAGGTATCGTGCTTTATCATACATGCGATTGATACTATTTTCATTATGTCAGCTAATCCATGTGGAACATTTTTTGCTGCTGTTGCATGCATATTCCAAGCACCTATTTCTATAATCT